AGTAGTATGACATTTAATTTAGGATTTCCATTCACAATAAAAATTTTGGTACTTAGTGTCAGTTTTTAAGTAATGTGCTAATAATCTAGAAGTAAGTCTTGAAGGTTTAAAATACCAAAGAGAAGAATGTCTAAATCTAGCTGTTGGTTTAAACCAATGCCAACCAAAAAAGTATCCTTCTGTATGATAGTTAAAGTTATATATAACTTTTCCTTTCTCTTTAGTTTTTTGCCAATCTATAGGAAGATTGATGAATTCATTATTAAGTCCTTTTTGTTTTCTTCTTATTTTTTTATTAATAGAAAATTCTCCAAAACCAAAAGGCATTTTTATTTTTTCTCCTGTTTCTAAAATATGCTCTTTAAAGGCTTCATTAAAAGAATAGAGTATATTCCTCCACTCATCAAAAGATAATGTAATGCTGGGGTTCTTTTTGCAGAACTGGTTGTAGTTTTCTTTACTAGCAGTTCTATATTCCACCTTTACTCTGCTCATTAATTAGTAGATTTAGAGTTTGGAGATTGTCCATCTATACCATCTTCAGATATATCTGATTTAAGTTGGAAATAAGTAGTTAATAATTTTTTAGATGTAAGTTCTAATACTTGTTGTTCTAAATAACCTGGAAGAGCAAATTCTTTATCTAAAGGATTAAAACATAATTGTTCTAATGTATATTGTATCCCACAATCACAATCAGGAAAAAGAATAGTGTTAGGTACATCTTCTTCAAATAAAGCTACAAATCTAATAGATTCTAAATCTGGATTATTAACATATAAATATTCATTAGTAATCCAATAGTATGCTTCATTTTTAATTACAGGAAGTTTTAAAAGATTTACATATCTGTTTACAGTTATTTCTTTTAACTTTTTTCCTTGACCACTTAAAGCATTTAAAGAATATACTCCCTGTATAACATATTGGTAATTACCTTCTGCTATACGTGGGAGTTTATATTTACTTCTTGCTATAGTACATGGATCAGCATATGAACAACATTCAGAAATAGGAACTTGTACCATTTCTAAACAAGGAATAGTAGTAAACAAAGTATCAGTAGACCAAAGCTTTCTAAGATTTGTTTCTCTTTTAATTAGTAATAAAGCATTATTTCTTATTTCAGATAGTATTGCTCTGTCTGTAACTAATGAGTCTGTAGAAAGTATCTTATGCATACTTCTAACATCTGAAACTAATTTTCTTCCTGTTGACATATTATTTATATTCTATGTTCAAATTCACAAATCTTTCCTAGTTTAGCATCATATACTAAAGCTAATGCAGCTCTTATTGAATGAACAAAATTATTATCTAAGTGCCATCTATCAATTCCTGACAAACTGGGCATTTGTTGTATTCTTACTCCTTTAATATCTTTAGCCATATAGTGATGTTTATCTCCTGTATGGATTTCTCTATATTTAGCATTACCAAATGCTTGACTAAAGTCTGGATGTGTAGCAAACAATAATGGTAAATCATCTATTTTACAATTACCATGATGCCATCCAATGAATGTATTTCCTAATGTAAGTCCTTTAATAACACTATGTGTTCTGTCAAAATTTACATCATAATCATTTTTAAAAAACACTTCTAAAGCATGTGCTAAGTAAAATGATTTAGTTTTATCATGATTACCTTGTACTAATACTACATTCACTTCACTACAATTTTGTCTTAACATATTAATAGTATCTATTAATATAGAAAATCCTAGTTCATATTCAGAACTATATTCCATTATAACATCTTGTGGTGTTCCTTGTGTAGTTTGGTTTTGGTAATTATCTGTATGAAAGAAATCATTAGATATTGGTAATACTACAGTGTTAACATTATATATAGCTCTTACATTGTGTATTAAAGATTGTGCTACATTAAAATATCTTAATGCTCTGCTTGCAGGATCATTATCTCCATCTACACATCTTTTAGCTAAATGAAAATCTGATAAAGATATTTCTACATCTACATGTTTTTTAGCTGAATCTTTTTCTGCTTTAACAGTTGCAATATTACTTGGTTTGTAATTTTCTAAAAACTTAACAAAGTCTTCAGGAGAATAATCATTTGGTGTTTTTAATTTACTAAACACTGAAGAAGTAAATTTACCACTTGGTAACATCTTAGACCAGTAGTTAGTTATAACATATTTGTTTAAGTTTATTTTATGTAATTTTGCTAACTCAATATCACTTTTAGGATCAAAGTCTGATACTATTGTACTCTCTAATGTACCTTTCTCTACATTTACTTTTCTTTCTTCTGTAGAAAACTTAACAGTTTCTTCTGGTTTCTCTCTTAATTCTTTAATGAGTTCGTTTACTTCAAACTCACTTATTCCTAATCTTTCAGCATAAAACTTTTTACTTTTTTTCATACCTAGCAATGCCTCCAATTGAAATAATAAATCTTGATTCTCAGTCATATTTAGTTTAGTTTAATTAAATTAGGGTAAAGATAAAAATTCTTTTTATATAAAACAAATAAATTTAATTAAATAGGTTATTCTTTATAATTAAAATAGTTATAAAACAAAAACTCCCCTAGAAAACTAGAGGAGAAAAAACATAGAAAACCAACAAACTATGATTTTTTAATATTTTAACAAGCAATAACAGAAAATATAACTCCTACATTATTTATAACAAATTGATATTTAATAGAATTAAAGAATCCTTTAAATGTTAGTCCAAGTCCATCAATAGGATTTATAAACCCAGGCTCAAAATAAACAATATCTCCATCTTGTAATACCACATTTGGAATAGTTTGTGAAACATAATAAGTATAATCAGGTAAAAATACATCTTCACATACACCTAAACTAAGTGATATCTCATCACTAAAAGCTATTGTAGTAGTAGTAGTAGTAGTTTCTACTAATGTAATGTCTACATAGTTTATACAATCTTCTGTAGATGTAACTCTAATAATTATAGCATAGTCTGGTGCTGTTGTTATATACCCTGCTTCTAAATCTATTTTACTTACTCCTGTTTCAAAAGGAACAATATAATCTAAATTAGAATAAAGATCAAATGGCCCTGTATCAGAACCTGCAGTTGTTAATGTTAATAGTACTGTCATTTGGTTTTATTTTTATATTATTGTACCCAATCTATGCCACCTTCTCCTCCTACAGATGCTGTATTAGAGAATGTACAAAGTACATTCCAATCATATATTCCTGCTGGAAGGGTGAATGAAGTAGAGTATTGATTTATGCCATTATCATATGGTGTTACAGCATCTACATATCTACTTGTTATTCCCACATCAATATTACCTATACTTATGCTAGTATCTACAGCACCATCACCAGGTCCTGTAGGTAAAAATGCGTAAGCTCTAAAAGTAACAGGGTCCCCTATTATTTCAACAGTCCCACTTAAGCTAATTATATTTCCAGGAGAAATACCATAAGCAATAGGAGGATAATCACCAGTAAGCCATTCTACAGAGTTAATTGGAGGTAATGTAGTAGAGGTTGTTGTAGTTATACCTGTAGGTAAATCTGCAAAATTATTACATAAACTATTAACAGATTGTACTCTAATTATTGTTGTATTATCAGGAACAACATTAGATGGATAACCTAGCTCTAATAAATTTTTAGGCACATTTGAATCAAATGCTGATGTATATCCATTAACATCTGAAAATAAATTAAATGGTCCTGTATCTAATCCTGTTGTTGTTAGTGTTATTAATACTGTCATCATTTAATTTTATATTTTATTATTAAGCTGGAATATACATTATATAATAAACAGCAAATCCTGGTTGTACATTTGAATGCCAACTATTTCCACCTGTTGCTACATTAGAAACTAAAACATTAGTTCCATTTAATCCTGTTAAACCACTATTAGTTGTTGCTGATGTGTAATTACCTCTCCACACTCTTTCGTTTGTAGAGAAATCTGCTTTGTATTCAAATGCAGGTGTATTAAATGTATGTGTATGTCCTGGATCATTTATAGTAACATTAGCTACATGTGTGTGTGAAGGAATTTGATTTACTGCTAATACAGTGGTATTAGATCCCCATAAAAGAACATTTCCACCAACAGTATATGCAGGATTACCAGAATTATTAGGTAATGTTTCTAATGGACAAGGAACTGCACAAGGTGTATTTGTAGCACCTACAGCAACTCTTCCTCTTAAATCTGGTGTACCATTTTGTCCATTACACATAAATACTCTAGCCCAATAACCAGAACCTGTACCTGTTGCATCAAATTCAGTTATACTACCATAATAAGGAATAGGAGAAAAAGGAAGCATTTTATTACTAGCTAATGCTGTATCTGGACTATTATTTATACAGTCTGTAACTAATGTACAAATTTCACTACGTGTAACATATTGTGTATGTACTTCTGTAGTTAATGTAGCTAAATCATTTGATACAGAACAAAGTTTATATAAAACTGCTTGTAATACATCATGTGTACCAGCATTACCTGCAACATCTAAACATGGTCCATCATCTGGAATTTGTGGTATTAAATAAGTACTATTTAATTCATCAAGAGTAGCAACTACAATATCAAGTTGTACTTGTAAATCACAAGCAGATTGTATAATTGCAGATAACACTTCATTTAATGTAAATCCTGTACACACTGTACATGCTGGTAAATAACCATGCACAAGTTCACATATAATTTCAGGATCAATAATTGGTTTAATTCCTTCTCCAGTTAATACTGGAACTAAAAAATTAGTTATTGCATTTTCTACAGATAATAAAGTATCTCCATGTAAAATACCTAGAGCAGGAACATCTATTCCTGTATATTTGATGCATTGATCTGAAACAGTTTCAGCGCATCCATTAAAACAATTTGTGCAAGACATATTATATTTATTTTATATTGTTGTTGTTGATGTTGTTGTAGTTATAGGAGCATCATTGCCACATTTACTATTGCAATTTAATGTTAGTTTTCTAACTTTACTTGCTATATTGTTAACTGTAAACTTAGATGCATAATCTGCATTAAAGTATTTATATGTTAATATTCTTTTATAGTTAATTAAAGACACCATTGCAGTAGCTGGTACAGGTTGATTTAACATATATACAATGTTGTTATACATGTTAGCACTCAACTCTGCCAGTCTACAATCTATTGCTTTTAATAAAGAGGGAATGTCTGCACATTCAGAACAATTGGTTAATCTAGGTGATAACATATTTATTGTTTTTTAGCAGCACATAATCCATTTGATAATTGACATCCACAACCAACTTTAGTTCCACAGTTTGTACAATTTGCTGCCATGATTATTGAAAATTAATTAAATAATTAGTACCAGTACATCCACAATTGTTATTAATAAAATTATCTAACATTGTATCTGCTTTTCTATATAGTCTAAGAGAATCTTCTATTGCACAATTATTAGCTGCTGCTATTGATCCTTGTACAAAAAAGTTTATTGAGTTTAATGTAACACTAGCTTGTGTCTTAATAGCTCTATCACATTCCATCATATCTAATGTCATAAAAGCTGTATCAAATTTTTCTTGAAGTCTTTCAACTCTCATGATTGATCTTTCTACATAATTTTCAGCAGCAGGATCAACTGTGTATCTTAAAAAATAAACACCATCAGGTAATGGTTGTTCAACTCCTACTGGAGTAATACCCAAATTTGATGATGTATATAAATTAAAATCATTTACATTAAATGGTAAAGTAACAATACCAAATCCTGGTACAGTTATACTCATTTCTGGATTTGTAACCACTGGAGGATCTGTAGGATATACAGATGTATCAGCAACACCTAATGTTAATGAATTATATGTAGGAATTACTAAAAAATCTAATTTTAATGTTGGCATAATATATTATTAGTTTTAATAAAAAAGGGGAGGAATAAAATTCCATCCCCTTTCTCAGTTTATTATACAACTTTATTCTTAAGGAATAAGGGTAGTAGTTGTTGAAGTACTAGGCCATACAGTTGTTGTAGTAGAAGTTGTAGTGATACAAGATCCATTAATAGTTGTTACAGCACCAAGAGCAGCTACAAGTATTGCGCTAACATCAGTAGACCCTTGTGAACTAGCAACTGCAGCAATAATCACTGTACTATCTTCCATGATATAATCACCCCATTGGTAAGCAGATTTGTCATAATCATTAAATTTAATGTAATACAAATCATATACTTGTCCATCAGTAACCCAGCTTTCAAAGTTTTCATTGTAGCCAGCCATTCTGTAAAGGTGTTTCAAGTAACCAGCTTGGTAGCTATAGAAGTTTTTCTCTAATTGAGCAACTTCTGCAGATGTACCAGTAGCATAGTTTGAACGTTGAGTAATAACAGCTTCAGCAACAAAGTTACAGTTGTCAGCAACAATAAAATCAGCAGTAGTAGCAGGACCAGAGTATACAAAAGTTCTAAACCACATTCTGTCATATTCAAAAGGGAAAGCAGCAACATCACATGGTTGACCATATTTAGTTAAAGGTTTACCAGAGATACGAAGAATAGCAGCAGCATCATCACCAATTCTTTGGAATTGATAGAAGTTGTTAAAGCTAATGTTGTCAGGGTTGATACCAGGAGCTTTTTGTGTAAGTTTTAAGATGAAAGCATCAATTAATGCAGGAACATCTACAGTGTCACAAGGATCACCACCACAATCACAACAAGGTGCTTGTACAGTTACTGAACGTGTAAATCCATTGAAATACAAAGTGTCAATGTAAGAAGAGTGAGCACGTAATGTTAAAGTTACAATGTCACCACATTTTACATTCCATCCATCTACATCTGTAACTTGATTTACAGGAGTTGCACATCCAGCTGATTTGTACCATTCAGTTACATTAGAACCAGTACCAGCATTGTTTTTACCAGAAATTTTGTCAGATCTTTTAGAACCTTGAAGATAGGTGTTTGATCTACCTTGAGCTACATAAAAATAAGGAGCAGCAGCAATAGTACCAGAGGCAGCTATTACATAATCATTTTTGAAAAAACCTACTTTACCAGCAGTTAAATCTTGAGTTGAACCTGTACTAGCTATTGCTACCCCTGAAGGTACAACAAATACGGAGGTTAATGAAAAATCAGCCATTTTGTTTTATTTATTAATTATTAAAAAGTTATTCATTTGTTTGTATTCTAAATTGTGCACTTTGTACAGCAGAAGCATTTTCTGTATACATTGCTAGATTTTGAACTGTTAAGTCTAAAAGTTCATCTTCTAGATATGTTTCTAATTCACAATCATTATTTATTGATGGATTACCATCAAATTTAATATATCCTTCTTTGTCTATATACTCAGGATATCTCATATACATTATATATATGTTACTTGGGGTAAACGTACCATCAGTAAAAATTGAGATTTTATCTGAGGCTAAGAAATTAAATGTTTCTTGATATTCAAAACTTGGTTTGTAATGTACATTGTTTAATATAAACTGAAGATCACCATGTTTAGCAAGATCTCTATTAATCCATATTTTTCTATCTTTACATTTCCCTTTATCAGCTAATGCATAACTGTCAACATAAAACATATATTTAGGTTCAAGTAGATGAACATTAGCAGACCATTGGTTTAAACCAGGATCATTTAATTCTAATTTTAATGGTTGATGATTATAATCCATTACAAGACTTTGTAGATCTTCATAACGTTTTTTAAAAGCATCCATTCCTAATCCACTAGTAACACTAATACCATCAACTTTTTGTTTTATCAACTTAATTTGCGCCTCATTCAGGGCTAAAATCTTGTCCTCTAGTTGAATCTGTTGGTGCTCATTAGTTGATAGTTTATTTAATCTTTGATCAATCTTGTACAATAAACTATCTACTGGAATCATATTTTATAGTTTTAAAAAATAGCTGATTTATATAGCAGCTATTTTTTTAGTTTTTAATTTACCTTCTAATGTTAATAACAAATCTTGGTTATCATCATCAGCTAGTTGTCTAATTAAATCTTCTTCATCATTAGCTATTTCATATTCTCCTTCATAGACTTTACCACTTGGTTTAATTCTATATACAGAATGTGTAATTGCTTGTTTAACTAAATCTTTAATATGGAGTAAGTTTTCTTTCATGTCAGCAAATCTATTAAAGACTTCTATTGTTGACAATCCTTCATATTTACCTGCTGTAAATTCTGTTTGTTTAAGAATGTTATCTACTTGATTGTAAACTAATTCTTCTGTAGAATTATCTGATACTGGCAATCCTAATAATCTTGCAACTTTTTTCTTCTTTTCAGGAGTCATTGCATCAAATTTAGAAATAGCTTTATTAATCAATTGTTTTTTCTTGAATATAATTGTATTTTCTATTTCATCATCTGCTACATAATATTGTGTATCTGCAGGATAATCTCCTCTTTGCCAAGCTTGATGACTAGAAGCAATTGTAGGATGCACACGCAACCATGAAAAAGCTAGTTCTTGGTAAGGAGTTGATAGGTCAAAATAATTATCTCCATCTAAAAGTTTAACAGATTGTACATGTAGCATATCTTCTGTAGATTGAGACAATCCATAATTCCAGAAAGTAGCACGTGGACCTAAATCAATATCACCTAAAGCTATTTGAAGTTTTGCTAATAATGTTTTTACACGATCAGTTTCTAATTCTTTTTCTAAAGGATCAGATATTCTTTTAATGTAAGAAGCATCAGGATCTAAACCTGTTCTATACTTACCATCTAATTCTTTATAAGGATACTTGAATACTCCTGTTCCAGGAATTCTTGTCATACCTTTTTGTGCTAGCCCACCTTGCATTGTTTGCAAACCTGCACTATTGTACTCACGTTTTATTGTAGAGATTTTACCTTGCTTACCCATATGTAGTTAATTTAAAAATTGGTTTAATTTGTAGAGTGTACCCATTGAAGGGAATGCGACTGTGGACACCACAATCCATCACTCTGATTGTTTTTTTAAAGTGCACAACTAAGGCAAATGCTTAGTTAGACACTGGGTTGAGAACTATCCCCTCTAGGAGGGAGAGGAGGTGAGGGGATCTTTCTCAGAAAAAAGAGATGTACGCTGTTCTATAATGGGAAGCAGTACACCTACTGTTATTATTAGAATTGTGGGATTTCCTCAATCAACACAGTTCTTGACAAATCTTCAATGAATACATCACATCTGTCTTTCATCCAAATTTCATATCCTGGGAATTTGTTAGCACTTGACATACCTTGAGATTTTGCAAATCCTAAGTGATGACGAGTTCCATCAATATAACCCCAAGTCATAGAAGGAGCACCTTTCATTCTCACTTCTCTAATGTTATTAACCATAGAACCATCACCCATTGGAGAAACATCAAACACCATAAATACTGGAGTGCTTTTTTTGTTTTGTCCAAATTCAAGGTTAGATTGTGGTAAATCTAATTCTTTTAAGTGAATAAGTTCAACACGTCCTGTTTCTCTAGTAACCATTGCATCAAATGCAAAGTTATAAGTGATATGTTGTCCTTCACCTTGCATAAATCTGTTTCCAGAATCAGCCATAAATGTAAGACCAGAGTTTAATGCATCTGTTTTCAAAGCTTGTTGGAATACATCAAATCCAGCTTCGTTAGTATACATCTTAACACGTCTGTCTTTAACATCCACTCTTCTATAAAAAAGATCACCAAATACTGAACGAATCAAGTTAGCAGAGAATTCACCTCTATTATATTGTACTAAGTTACCATTGTTACGCATTCTGTGATAAACACCAGCAGATGTACGTTTAACTTCTTGTTTAGAACCATTAGTTTTAACTGTACCTGGTTTAGACCAAATCATACGTTTAACTTTCAATTCCAACATAGATTTACGCATCCAAAATTCAATGAATGGCTCCCATTTAACATCATTACGAGTTAAAGGTAATTGGTTACGTCTTTGTGGAGCATGTACTAAAATATCCAAAGGATTTCCAGAAGCATCTCTCATCATTTTATCATCAGCCCATTCTGTGATTTTGTGCTCATAACCATATCCTGAACCTAAAGATTCAAACATAGTGATTTCTTCACCTAATCTTGGAAGACCTAATAAGTCTTGATCAAATTCTCCAATAGCAGCATCAACTAATTCTAGCTCAATACCTACTTGAAGGAATGTAGAAGTTACAAAGTCAACTGTTGAGTTGTCAGTTACTAATGTAAATGAATAAAGATAACCCATGTTATATGGTTGTGGATCTTTAATTACATAGAAACGTGGTCCATATTGACGAGAACCTACAGATACAATTGCATTTTTAGAAAATTCATTAGTATCTAAAATCAATTGAAATTCTTGACCATCAATACCTGGTTTACCAGAAGAGATAAGAGTCTGCAAAGAAGCAGGAATGTCAATAATTTTTGGGAATTTGTAAGGAACAGCAACTTTCCATTTCCAAGCATCACTATTATTATCAATATAATAAGGTGTGCTTTTGTTGATCATGTCTAGGAAGTCATTGCTATACAAAGAACTTTGTGTGTACAAGCTGATAATTTTTTTATCATAGTCAGCTGGTTCAGTAGAGTGAAAAGACTCTAAGTGATTTGAGTCAGTTAATTTTCCTACAGCACGTTTATCCATAGAGGATACTCTAGCGTAAGTAAAACCTGTTAACCCTGGAATAGTTTCAATACTCATTTTGTTATACGTTTTATTATTATTATTATTATTTATTTGTTATGAAAACCATGATTTAGATTGAGAACTTGTAGGGGTACTAGTTTTTGATTTAGTAACCTGTCTTGCAACTTCCCCAAATAACTGATCAGACTTTTTAGTTAATCCAGTTTTTTGTATTGTAGATAGTGTAGGATCTTTTTCTAGAATTTTAAGAAGAAGAGCAACTTTCACTTTCATTTCGTGGTTCTCTGGTCTTTTCATTTCTAGAATAGCTTTATCAAAATCTGTCAATGTTTCTCCAGAATTTGTTTTATACTTATCTACTAATAAGAAGTCTTGTAGTTCACCTGCTAGTTTTGGATTAAGTGGAATACCATCAAAATCCTTTGTTTTTAATTTATCTTGAATAATGTTATTAACATTATTTATGTACTGATTTTTTATTGATTGCTTCTGTTGTAATTCTTTTTCAGAACTAACTTGCATTTGTTGCATTTTTGAAGCTTCTTTTTTAACTAACACTTTGTGGTGTTTAGTTGCTACTGATTCTAGATCTCCATAGTTTTTATATCTTTCTACTTCTGTATCTATATCTTCTGCATCAAATCCTTGATCTTTTAAAGCTTGTCTTACAACTCTTTCTTGATTACCTTCATCAGATAAATCTAATTCAGTAAAAGATACTACATTATTATATGCACTAAAATATTCTTTAGGATTAACTCCCTTTACAAATATGGCATCAAAAGCTTCTTGATAATCTTCTCCAAATTGACCAATAAAATTATTTACAACTTCTATTGCCCCTTTTTTCTTTTCAGCTTGGAAACGTTCTAGAAACTCTTCTGGTGTTGATATAGAATCTTCATCTTCATCATCCTCTTTAGTGAATACACCAAGTTTGAATAAATCATTAGATAAAGCTCCAAATTTAGATACATCTTCTTCTGTTGCTTCTTCATCAGTTGCTTCAGTTGGTGCATTTACTTTTTTAGAAGTTTCTTCTTCATCTTCTTCATTATCTGAATCTCCTAAGAAATCAGATATTGAGTTCTGTCCTGTATTTTCTTCTCCTTCATTTAAAGGAGTGATTTCTTTTCCTTTAGGAGCTTTAGTACTAGCAGTAGGAATTTTATCTTCCTCAACTTCATTAACTATTTTCTTTAGGTCATCTGGGTTACTTGTAGAAGTTTCAGGACCCATAAGATCATTCAAAAGTTCTGCACTACCCATACCCATTTCCATAGTATCTTGGATACTAAAATTGCCTAAAGACGAGTTGTCTAAATTATCAGCCATATGTAGTTTATTTAATTATTGGTTTAATATGTGTAAAATTATAAAAAGAGTATTTAATATCAAAGCTTTATTAGCTTATAACGTTTGTTATAGTTTGTAATATAGCATTAACACTAAATACCCCCCTATTTTTATTACTTCTTTTTATTAGTATTACGTCCTTTAGCATTTTCTTTAGCTACTGCTAAATCATTTGCTTGGTTTTCTCTAGCTACTTGTATTTTTTCTCTTTCCACTTGTAATTTTTGAGAAGCTAAAGAATTTTTAGATTGTATGTCATGCATTTTAGCTTGATAATCTTGTTGAGCTTTTGATTGCTCTAAAGATATTTTACTTAGTTCTGCTACATCAGGTGTCATATTAACATCAACATCTGGAAGTTCTACTTTAGATTCAGCTGCAATAAGTGCAATTTCTTTTTTGTTAATTCTATCAAGTTCATTTTGATAATCATCATGTGCTAATTTTGCTTCAGCTTGTTGAGCAGCTTGTTGAAGTTGTGCTTGAGATTGTTGTTGTTGCTGTTTAAGTTTTTGTTGTTCAAGTTGTTGTGCTTGTTCTTGTTGAGCTACTTGTCTGTCTCTCAAGTCTTTAAATGTTTTTTTCATAGCTCTCATAGACTTAGTGCTATACAATTCTATTACATCATAAAGTGTACCACCATTTTGAATAATAGCTTGAGATAGTTGTCTAAGCTCATTAAACATCTGTGTATCTTCTGGTCTATTAGTAAGGAACACTTTTAAATCTCTAAATTTAAGGTCTGTTCCATTTACTTGTACAAATGCTGATTCTCCTTCATTAGTTATATAAGACAATGTACTTTGTGGTTTAGCACTTTCTACATACAAAGCTGAATCAATTATAGCCTGATACAATTGACCTAATACATATTCATGGGCTACAAATAAAGGCTCTGTTTGAGAGTAACTTTGTTGCATAGCAGCATTAGTACCTGTAGCTGATTCAGAGGCAGAAACATTACCCATACGTTGTTTAGACATACCTATTAGTTCCCAGCATTCCATTTTTAATTGTTGTGCTAATGTATATCTAGATTGTATTTCCTGTGTACGTGTTAAGTCTAAAGCTGTAAATTGATTAAATGAGCTTGGAGATTTTAAATTCTCTGGACTATCATCTATAAATACAACTCCTCTATTACGTGCTTCCATTTCCCAAATGTCAAGAGCATCTTGTGCATCTCCATCTTTAGGTATAGGAATATGTCTTAATGACATAAGTTGAACCTTACCAACTTCTTTTTCTAGTAGTTTATATAATTGATTCATACAGACATTATATAACACTTGAAAGGGTTTCATTAGATCAACTAGAGATTTTGCCTCTGTGTTCTTTATTTCATGTGTAGTACCTATAATAGGACAATAGTTAAGAAGTTTAAATGGTTTGATATGATAAATATCTGGACCAATTTTAGTTCCTTGATACCATTGGTTAATCCATCCCCATTCTAATGATTGTTGTGTAGGAATAGTTCCTGATTTATAATTTTCATCAACAAGCATTGATTGTTCATTACCTAGCTCATCTATATATATAAGTTTACCAATTTTCTTTTTAGAAATCCAATAGCTTCTAACCACTACATACTTATAACCAAATGAAGATACATTAGATGTTAATCCTAAGAAGTCTTTAAGTCCATCACTATTCTCTTTCATTTCTGATTCAATCATCATTCTTGTTTGAAGAACTAATGGATCAAATGTATCATACTGTACAGAGTCTTGTCCTTCTGGAGCATTAGGATTGCCAAGATTAGATTCACGTACATTAATAAGTCCATAATCTTGTAATGAACTACGTAAATGATCTATTTCTTCTTTAGTAAGATCAGGAATAGATTCTATAATTTCAGACAATTCCATAACTGTTACAGTACCAGCAGCATACGCACCTTGTGCTCTACCTGTTGGATCTGATATATACTTTCTATCTGGTGTAGAAAGGAACCAAGTGTTTTTAGGATTGGCCACTTCTACATTAAAACCTAATTTACTATTGTCTTCATATATATGATAATACTCCCTAGCTGTAATAAGCATATCTCTAAAAGCATCTTCTGATTTTTCTTTAATATTGAATTCAGCTTTTTGACATGTAAGAACATGGTTAGCCCATTTTTCAGCTATAGATGTATAACTATCAAGTTGTTCTTTAACTTGTTCCATAGTCATTTGTTGCAATTGCTCAGGATCTATTTCTTCTCCTGCCATTTGAGCTTTGGTTGCTAGTTGTTGCTTAACTTCATTAATAATATACTCTTGTAGTATATCTGTTTTATGTTGAAGTTCTTCTGCTTTACTATCATCATCAAAAGCCTTTACTCTAAATGTATCAGGTCTTTTAGATATTTCACCTAATAATTCATTTATAGGTGTAGTGATAATAGAATAATGTTTTACATAAGAAGGAAGTTGTAGATCAGCTTCCATAATATCTGTAAAACTTTTAACTTCAGGTTCTTGATAAAAATCTTCTGTACGTAAAATTCCTTTTACAAGATCATAATTTTTTACAAATGTGTCCCTATTCTTCATATACTCAGCATAAGCTTTGTTTGAAAAATAATCCATTGTATTTTTTATCCATGATTCATCTTGTTTTTCTTTGTCAGTTTTAAACTGATCAGGAAAAATGTTTAAATATGCATATCTAATTGTTGCATCTTTTGTATACCTTATTATAGCCATTATGTAAATAATTTACGTTGTTTGTTATTAAATATCCCTTTTGATTCTGAGAATAAAGAATTTTTCTTTTTCTTAGTAAATAGGGCTGTTACTCTTGGATCTCTTTCTCCACCAATTTTACCCATTATAGGGTCTAGTTTCATAGCTAATGCTATTGCTAATTCAGCAGCTATGATTCTATCAAAGTTGCCTGTATCATTATATTGTATCATTTCTTCCAGTAATACTGGATCAAATATTTTTACTATTCCTTTTGTTTCACTTAATACTTCTCCTGCATCATTAGTTTCTTTTACAAGTGTTTCTTCTGAATACTTTTTAAGACATCCATGTAAAAAGTCTCTAATTTTTTCAGAAGATCTATGTATACCATAATCTCTTCTTACTGTTGTATTAGGAACTATCTCTTGTAACCATGTTGGTTGTCTTTCTAAATAACGTGCATCTCCTTTAGAAATCATATAATCAATAAAACTGATTTCATCATTTTCACATAAGGTTCTTGCATTGTAATATTTAATAAGTAATCTTGCTTGTTCTTCCCATGTTTCTTTTTTATCTGGTCTAGCACAATAACTAGCTACAAACATATCTTGATACTTTTCTCCTGTTATAGCATGCATACGTTTATATATATACACTGATCCTAATGATGTACTATATGCAGCTTTACCTTGTCTATAAGGGTCAACTCCTGCTACATACAATCCATAAGGAGGGCTATCTACAGGAAACTCATATATAACTACAGGAGCATCTTTTAAATCACTATTTTTTAAAGGGAAGTTTGATATAGGAAGTTTATCTGTAAACTCATGTTTAACTCCTTCACCATCATCATATAAAATTACAGGAGTTCCTGTTCTTTCTTGTTGTAATAGCCTAGCTTTTTGACGTTTAGCTGCTTCTATATCAAATATATTAGTATCCTCATTTAAGAATATATCATCCACTTCTTGTGGGTAATACATTTTTTCTTTTAAATAAGCAAGTCTATCTCCAGCTTTTCTAAGTCTATCTAAGTTTTCATTTGTAATTTTATCTGCTTTTTCTACATTAGATACAAGCATTTTTACATTATGTAATTCTGATTTTTTTGGTTGTTCTAAGAAAGCTCCTAATGTAGACTCTTCTTTAGCTTCCATTCTATATTTATGAGAAATGAATAACCCATGTATTCTTTTATCATCTTTAGCATTATTGTACGTAAGAAAATTAAAATTATCTACATCAAACATAAGAGACTTAGCATCCATAAAATTCTGCATATCTCCTCCAGTACCTGTAAGGATAGGGCTACATCCCCAACCATATGGTGTTGTAAACCCAGGAGTTGCAGCTTGTAGTCCTCGTAAGAAGTTGCCTTTACCAATCTCATCAATAATTAATTTCCTAGGTTTAGTACCTGCAATTGCTTCTTCATTATTACCACCATCTAAGTTACGAATAAGGATCTGAGAAAAGGGGATTCTCTCTCCTGCTTTTGTCTTGATCCCTAAAGTAACTTGGTTTTTCCAGTTGTCTTCTACCCTTTGCCATCTCCATGCTTCTGGTAAGAAGTTTAATCCTTTATCTATTTTATCTGTAATTAATTTTATATCTGGTGCATTTAGTCCAGCAATAATGTTTTGAGAGTTTTCATCAAATGTAGCTCCCCATCCTATATAAGAGCTTTCAATTACTGACTTAGCCAAACGTCTAATACCTAATATAACTAGACCTTTCTTTTCTATTTGTGCTCTATCTATTTCATTTGTTATAAGCCACTCATTATCACGTAAATATGGATTAGCATATTTCTGTGATATTCTTCCACGTTCATCTATTATATCTACTTCTGTATTCCAGAAGTTTAAATGCCAATATAGAAAAGGATTGATATATACTCCTCCCATTATACAACCATCAATGCATAGTTGTTTATGATAGGCATAGAACGCTTTATACTCATCTGAGTCTTTCTGTGGAACTCTCTTCTGATTGATGAACCAGTCTTTATAATCAATGCTTTGTAGACCATCCATTAGTTCTTAGGTTTAATTAAATGAGATCTTTGTTTATACCATTTATTAAAAACTCTGAATGTAGAAAATAGTTTGATCTTTTCTAAAAAAGATAATTCATCATTTAAGAAATTATCTATTTTATCTAATGTTAATTTATTTATATCACAAACCAACATTACATCTGTAGATGTGAATTGAAATTTAGTTTCTATGTTTATATAACATATAGACATATATCCAAAATAAGATCCTAATAGTGCTCTATTATTAACTTCTAGTATTGCTACAGTTTTAGTTCCTGTACAAGAGTCTGTTTTTACTTTATATAGTTTCATTATCTTCTACCTTTTAAAAATTCTTCTGCCATACTTCCAAGCTCAGCACCACCTCTTATAGGTACTGCTTTAGCTTCTTGTTTATCTCTCATAGCATCTACTGTTCTAAGAATCTCAGCATAATCTTTAAGAGCTTGTGTAAGATCCTTTCTTTGGGATTCTTTATTAGCTACACATACAGAAACCATTCCTCCATTTTTAGTTTCTTTGTATTGCATTCTATCTGTAAGTGTTGAATATGGATTAGCTTCTATATATTCTTTTAACTCTGTTAATTGTTTATCTAGAAAATCTAATTCATATTCTATTAGTAATGCTTTTTTTGCTACTGCCATTATTTAGTTGTTTAAAATTCCTCTTCCTCTTCGTATAAATCATAAAGGGTCATTCCCTGTTTTATTATCTCATCTACATCATCTTCATGTATAACATCTGAATCAAGCTCTATGGAATAATTACTTAAAGCTTTTAATAGTTCTCTATCTGACACTCCCCATAAATCTCCAACCACTGCTGTTGATAAATGTTTTCCCATATTAAA